AAAGAAAGGGGACAATATTCAGTCCCCTTTTTTCTTTCAATATACGGCTATTCTGCGCTTCGATTTTCCACTACAATCCGTAAAATTCCCAAATCAAGTGAAAATGCCCATCCTTTTACATTATCATAAATATCTTCTAAGTTGATAATCTCAATTCCAAGCATAAAACCAGAAATAAACTCAAAAGCAATAATTGTCATTTTAGAAACCTTTTCATAAATAATTCTAAATCAACTAAATTTTTAAAATGGACATTTAATTCCTCTTCTATGTCGGTGAGCCGATAGCCATAGGATTCTCTAAACAGAATTAAATCGTGTTCTGCTAGTTCATCGGCTAAAGTTACAGATTTACAATCCTTTTTTCTTGTAAACTCTGCGCATACTATATCAGCAGGTCTATCATTAAATTGAAAATACCGCCCATCGTTTGATTGATTAATTAACCTCACATTTACCTCCACTACACGCAACGTTATCTTTAGCCTCTGTGTTGTCATCAATTTCAACAACTTGAGATAAATCAATCTCTGCTAGGTGTTTAAACAACTCATTAAACTTCTCTTCGGTGCAATCTTCAAATGGTGCTTGAATATATGTGCCACCATCGTATGGGAGAACAGAAATACCAGTGTAGTCGTTGCGGTTTTCCCACATCCACTGTCCACATCCTTCCCATTCATCTTCTTTTAAAGAAATGGTGCAAGAAACATTATGCTGGTTGTCTCCATAATTATGCCCACCTTTTACCCATTCCAGATTAAAACGTTTTACTCGTTCTAGTAAGTCCTGATAACTCTCTGTTCGTAACAATGCACCATCTGGAGCTTTCTGAGGGAAACTCATCACTGCTTCTAAGTGAGGTTTGAAATGACAGTCCTCAATCAGAGCTGGCACTTTCTCTGTCATGTAAGCGTAAAGAGGTTCATTCTTTCCAACACGCATACGACGAATGTAGAAATCATTATGCCAAGCATGTATGCCACTAGAGCTTCCCAAAACGAGAGACGTAGTACCAGCAGGCTTAACGGTAGTGATACGAGCAGAACTATTAATGCCGATAATATCAGCAACACGTTTATTTTCCTCCTTAGTTAATTCAGCAGCCTCTTTCAAGTCCAACTTCAACACACCACCAGAAGCAATGCCGGTCATAGAAACACCTAATAGTGCCTCTTTCTCTGTAGTGTCTCGCCACACTGTCCGCAAATAATGGAAGTCTGTATATCCTGCTTGCAGAGTACCAATAAATGTAGCAGCCTTGACACGATTGTTTAATTCCTCTTGTGTTGTTACGTCTGAAACATTAACTTCTACTAAATTACAGTATTGGTTGCTATTCAGACTAATCTCAGCACAAGGGTTAGTGCCTACATCATAGTCGTTTGTCCAAAAGATTCCCGGCTCACCAGCACCTGATTCCTTTACACGCTGCCACACCTTAAAGAACTCCTCTTCTGTAGTTTCAAGGCGGTGTAATACAACACTATTATTAGCACGACCTCGTTGTGGGTTTTCTTCCCACCATGCACCAGCTTTGGCTGACAGCATATCATAGTCATCTGCGTCAAACAAACTAATCAGAGCAGCACGACGAATGCCACCAGATAGAACAGCATCAGCAATGTGACATACCATATCATGGACTTCAATCGGCTTGAGCTTTCGCCCAATAGCATTATTAAGAACACTCCGCAGTTTGTCAAGGCAAATGCGTAAAGGGTCAGGTCCGGGAGCTTTACCCCCTGAAGTAATAAGTCTAGCACCTTTAGGTCTAATATCCCTAAAATCAAATACAGGGTCAGATTTGCCCAATGTATATGCTTTGATAAGAACTTTAACTGCATCTGCCCACCCCTCTATGCTGTCACCTACAAGGAAACGCCTTTGCTTATTAGATGGTCCGATAATTGATGGTAGCTGTTCAACATGGCGTTTCTGTACACTGAAACCCACTCCACTTCCTCCAAGAAGATTAAACATCGTCTCACTAAAGACGGCTGGGTGGTCAACAGCGGAGAAAGCACAATTAAACATACGATTGTTACTAAGTTCAATAGGAGTGCCGCCAAATTGCAAACTACGCATAGAAGGAAGGACTTGACGCTTAAATACATAAGAGTAAACACTTTTAATCTCCTCTTTAATTTGTGGATATTTACGGATGTGCATTGCCATGTTACGTTCTACGAGTTCCTCCCAAGTCTCTCTACGCTGCACTTCAGGCACATACTTGGCATACTTGTTAAAAATTGTAATATCAGATAATATCTTTTGACTAATGTCCATACTCATTCTTTCTTTTCTTGGGAAGTTATACAAATTGATTGGGGGAAACCAATCATTCCAGTTCAACACAAAGGAGGTCATATTTATCCTCTATTTTGTCAATAAAAGCAATTACTAAATCCTCTGTGGTAATTCCGAGTAAATCAATCAATGTTACTTCATCAATTTGCTCGATAATCTTTTCTTTTAACTCAGGAATTGTCAGGTTCACGTTCAAATTCCTTAATTAACTCAATAAAGTGTATTGCTTTATCGAGGTCTTGCACACCACCTTTATCCTTCCAACGGCAAAGGTATTTAATTGCTGTAGCTTCTAAATATGGTAAGTTGTTTTTCCAGCAAAAATAAGCAGGCTGTATTGCAAACTTTTTGTAATGATTTCCACCTACTTGCTGTTCTGAAGCTGTTTTTTCTCTGTCTAATCCCGGATACATCCTACCTCCTATGCTACAAGTTGAAGTTTTTGTTTACTGCCATATTTCTTACGCAGATACTTTAATGATACCATAATTTCATCAAAATGTCCATCTTCAACTTCATTTAATACAACAATGCCTCTCCAATGGTTATTTGTTTGTGAGTTTAGGTATTTCTCGTCATGCTCATACCCAGAGCCCACAATCATGGCTGTCATTTCTGTGCCATCTGCTCGCCTTCCGAAAGCAATGTCTCTGCCTTGTTGATGCCCAGCAATGCAACTTTGATGGTGCTTGTTAAGAATGCTTCTAGCAGTAGTGCAAGGGTTGCCCATGACACCAGAAACAAAATAATGGCAAAACATAACACCTTCAATATTAATAGGTTGCAAGAAAGGAACAGTTTTCCAACCGAATTTCTCATACTCTAAGTCCTCTAGGCTAATTAACCCCTCAAGTTTAGGGTCATTCTGTATTGCACGGTTGATACGGTATTCATGATTACCATACAGCATAATCATATCAGGTTTCCACACTTTATGCTTGTTCAGCTTTTGACGTTTCTGCAACTCTTTAATAGGCTCTAGCAGTATAGCCATAGCATCTTTAGAGGCTTGTATATCTGCCTTGTAGCGCATACCTTCCATACTCTTACTACCAGCTTTGTCATGCTGAGATAGAGACGGCATATCTGCAAAGTCACCCAAGTGAACAATAATGTCAGGTTGCATATCTACAATGTATTGCCCAATGAATGACAAGAACTCAAAGTCATCTTCAGGTCTGATTTGACTATCAGGTATTACAATTATTCGTTTACTCATATCCAACATTCCCATTCTGACCAATTATATCCACTCTATTTTCATCCCAATTTAAAGGGCAGGAAGTCCATGCACATTCTTTTGTAGTGTCTAAGTCTTTACCACAAATATCGCAAGGATTTCCTTTCTTACGAAATATAGCGTCAAAATTGTCCTCATATTGTTTAGAAGGTGCTTTCGATATAATGCTATCGCCAGTTATATCATTCTTTGTTGCCATTTTATAAGTCCTTGTATAATGTTGATAAATTAATTAAGTAAAGTTTTGATGTTAAATCGTCTCCACCTTTTACTACTCTTAAAGAATTACCTGCAATATATCTTTTTAAAACATTTACAGGAAAAACAAGTGTAGATACAATCTCTCCATCATCCACTAAGTTGTGAAACCAGTAATCTGCTTTTGTAGTAGAAATACCACTTGGCTTCCCTCTTGATTCAAATTCAATTACAATGTTATTTGTTTTCTTCCATAAATCTCTTTCAGACTTAACTTCTATTGTTTTGTTTTGAAACATATCAGCAATTTGCTGCTCATAAATTTGACCATAAGACAAATCAATGTCGAACCTATTGTCATTATTTAGGTGCACGTTGCTTCCTTTCATCTTTCGTCTTTTCATCATGACATTCGCTACACAGCACTTGTAAATTCTCTTTAGGGCAGAACATCCGTTTAATGTAAACATCCCAATTCTCGAACCCTTTAGCAGGATTAATCACTGGTTCTATATGGTCAACATTAACTTCACTGCTTGGATGCTCTTTCTTACATACAGCACAAGTGTAATGATAGCACTGTCTTCCTGTTTTAGCATTAAGTTTTTTACCCCATAATGCTGCTTTTAACACTTCATATTTTGGTGGATATTTCCTAAAGCCACTCCGAATCAAACTTCTCAGAAAGGTATTCATTCTCCCCTCTGTCCATGTAGTCGTATTTTTTGTAGATTTCTTCGCAATACTTTTCGAGGTCTTTCTTTTTGGCATATTTTTTAAAATCTCCAATATACATATGGTCAGACAGGACATACAAGTAAGCCTTAATCTCCTGTGGGTCAGCTCCGAATCTCATTCCAAGTTCTAAAGATTCTTTCAAAAACTTAATCGTTAATTTTCGTTGGTCATCATAATTAAGATTAACTGATATTTTCATCTTTTATCCTTTCAAATCTCTCAGGGTAGTATTCATCAAAGTTACGCAATATCCATAAGCATTGTGCATTTAACAGGAATTCTTCTTCGTGGTCATACTTACTTAACACCACATCTAACATCTCTTTCTCTGTCTTGCAGTCTGCTAATAGTTTCTTCGCCTTTGCTTCACCAATCTTTGCTACGCCTTTAACATTGTCAGAAGAGTCGCCTTTTAAGCATTGTTCATAGAATAGTCTCAATCCTTCAATCTCTGACTGGTCTATGAATGTATCAGGTTTTGTCCATCCTGCACCATTGATTTCCCATCTAAAATGCTTCCCTGCAATCTGTAGCAAGTCTTTGTCAAGGGAGCATATAATTGTTTCATCAGTTTGGTGTATGCCTAAATAATCATCTGCTTCTAAGTCGTGTTCCGTAATCTCAGCACTCATTTGTTCACAGGCGTATTCTCTGCATTCTGCTAAGTGGCGAGGTTTTGGTTGTTTACGATTTGCCTTATACTCAGGGTAAATCTCTTTACGGAAGTTCTTCTTACCAGTTAAGAAAGCACGATATGCAGTAGCCTCTGTCTTTGCTAATATTTGGTCTAACAACTCATTCATACGATAGATTGCTATACCAACATCATCTTGTTCAGCACTTGCTGCACATCTATAGCACACTAAGTCCATGTCTATCAGTGCTATCAAATTGTCTCCTCTACTGTTTGAAATTCGTCTGTCGGTAGAACAGTTTGGTCAGACGGCTTTCCATTAATATCTTGCCATTGGATAATCACTACATTATCTTTCCCTGTAAAACATCCTAACAGCCCATCCTTCTTGCCATTTATTGTCTTAATCGCTTTTGCAGCATAAGGGAATTGTTCTTTATACTTATCAATCCCACAAGGTAGTGATGTTATATAAATGCTTACAGTGTCATTGTATTTGTAAACAAGAGCCTTTGCATACGTTGGTGCTCCTACTGCGATACTACTAAGTAATGCCATCCCTGCTAAAATCGTTTTCTTCATTACCAGTGTCTCCATACATTAACTATGATATGAAAGCAAGTGATTATCTCAATAATTCTAATCCAGTCTAGTTTCTTCATAGTGTTAAAAAAGAGGGGTTTCCCCCTCATGTTATAAAGGAACGTCATCCAAGCCTAAACTGTCAAGCAATTCTTCTGCATTAGGCTGTTCAAAAACATATTCCTCATATTTCTTAGCTACAGCGATAACATCAGCAGGATTAAGAGGGGACTTAGCACCAACAGCCAAACTATCCACTGCGCTACTAATAGAACTCTGGCGAATAATATATCTTTGTCGAATTGCACGTTCCTCTTTGGTTTCATAATTACTCCCTGTCACCCGTGTGTTAGCGGATGCTGTGTTAGATTGTGTTGCCACTTGAGCTGCTCCTCCTTCATTAACTGCTGTCCAATCCCAATAACCTTTGTCATTCTTGACTGTGGTTACATCAACTGAAGCACCTTTTGTCAACTTCTCAATAGCCTTGAATACAGCAGGATTTGAGAATGAAATAAGTTTCTTTTCTGCAATCTTACCATTACTACGATAAGAGACAGTAAGCTGACCATAAGTGCCTTTACCATTCTTACTCGGTATTTCTTCTCTTACTACATCTACAATTTCAATTAGCATATCTCTTCCTTTTTAATTTCTACCATATTTTCCCAATCCTGTCCCTGTAACACTTCACACTCCATAGGAACATTAAATGGAGTTAAAAATAGCTTCTCAAAGTTCTTTGGTAAGTCGTCAAAAACTTCGTGCATTGTTCTAGCTACCACCTTATTATCGCATACTTTTTCGTTTATGTCAACAACGATTGAATCGTGCACAGTGTTGACTAATAAGCATTCTTTTAGCTCAAGTCGCTTAATTCTGTTGTAGAAGCTCACTCTAGCCAGTGCCATTAAATCAGCACCAGTGCCTTGCACGATGTAATTCTTAACCTGTGTATCTTTGATGTTGCCATTATACTTCTCAAATCTATACTCTCTTCCAGTAGGGGAAATAATCCTACCTCTTTCCACTGCTTCTTTTACAAGTCGTTTATGCCATTCTTTAATTCCTTTATATTTGTCATAATATGCGTCAATGACTTCCTGCCAATATTTATCACTCTTGCTAATCCCCATAAACTCTGGGTCATTACTGTAAGAATAGGCAGACCCGCCATACAGCAATCTAAAGTTAAATATCTTTGCAATTAACCTAGAAGGTAAGCCAAATCTTTTCTGATTGTCAGTGTGTAAATCCGCCCCATCTCGTATCTCTTGCATTAGCACTGGGTCTTGCGACAAGAAAGCTGCCACTCTAATCTCCAATGCTGCTGCATCACATTGTATTAAAATGGTGGCTCTCCTTTATCTTTCTCTTTCATCTTACGATAGTAGTCTGATAATGCTATCTTAGACATATTGTTTAAATGCTCTACAAAGAAGCCAACACCATATTCCTTGATAACATCATTAGCATTCCCAATGGTGGCAAACACCCATGCCTCATTAGCTTCTTCTTGGGCAGAATCTCTCTCATAGTCTAAATAGGCTTGATAGTCTAATTCCACTTGCCCATAAACATCATTATATTCTTTTGCCATACCCACCTCTATAGTTCGTAATCTCTAGCCATTGTAAAAGCAGCCGCTAGGAAAAACCCACAAACTGCACCTAATAAGAAAGCCATCCAATAACACTGTATAATCTCAAGCATATCGACTCCTAAAAACTTCTTTCATATCACCTGCGATATTTTGCAAGTTGGGTTTAGTGGAAGACAGCCTACCTGTTCTAGCTGTCACTTGGTTTAAGTTGCCATGTAAATAATTTGGTTTCCAGTTCATACTCTCCCTTAACTTTGGTAAGCCATTATAATATGTTCCTACCATCTTTTCAAGTTTAGCAAGCTCTAAAATCACTTCTAGGAGCCTTTTACCTGCCTTATCTCTGCACTTAAGCTGTCTAAGCACATCTTCGCCAGTTTGCCAATATCCCTCTTTCTTTAGCTCTGTTTTAGGCAAAGGGTTAAATAGTCTAGGCAAAGTGTAATCGTAATCTCTCCATCCGTATTTGTCTTCTCCTTTTCTATCACCTGTTTTGTAAGTTCCAACAAGTTCTTTCCTAGAAATCGTAATTGTTCCTCCGTATAGGAGTGCGGATAAGTGGTCTCCACTTTCAGTGTTAAATTCTTCGATGTTATGGTAGTCATTTAACTCCATCCTAAGTTGTTTAATCTTTTCCTCAAGTTCCACAGCTTTCTCCTTGCAGAGTTCTTCGTCAAAGTAGAAGCCGTTGTATTCCATTTCCGCCAAAACAAGTAAGTCCTGATTAGCGAGCGATACAAGTCGTTGGAACTGTAGGGGTTTTTTGCTAACTGCCTCTTTCTGAAGTTGATAAATCGCATAAGTTGTTGTAAGGTCATGGTCTTTGAGGTATGAAACAATTTCATCTCTTGGTATGTCCTTCGTGTCAATGCCATTATCCCAATATTGCGTTTTAACATCCGGTTTTTGTGGTAAGCCATATTTCTCTGCCATTTTGTTCATTGATGGGTAAGGTGTTGTCTGTCCTTCAAGCATAAATTCTACTAAGGCGCAGTCCCAAATACGACAGCTATCAACAGAAATACCGAGAGTGCGCAAATGATGGAGGTCAAACTTAGCATTAACAAATACAAGCACATCTGTGGTCTTGATTTCATCTTGAATTTCCTTAATTTTAGAGCCATAAGGCTCGTCTGAGTAGGCAATATCCCACACTTTGTCTCCCAAACCGACAAAACACACTTCATTTCTGCTGTCAAAGGCATTCCCTTTGTTGAAAATGGTTGTTTCTAGGTCGCAGGGCTTAACTATCATTTTATAATCCCAACTAGCATGTGTGTTTCTCCGCCTGATTTAGTAAATTTTACCATACATTCTGTGTTAGCTTGCATGAAATAATATGATACTAGCATTCCTAATATAAAGAAAATCCCATACAATGTCAATTCTTTTTCATTCATTTTACTCTCCTATGCCATGTGCGGCTTCTATTGCACGTGCAAACATGATAGGATTATAGGACGTGAAATGACCAGAGACAAACATCTCCTTCACAATCTGCTCTATCTCATCATCACTCAATGGCTGTGTTTGTTGTTCTAGTGCTAATCCTTTACGCAATCCTTCATCATATCCATCTTGCCAAGCATCCCATCCTTCACAATCACATACATATCTATCAGCACTATGACTTGCATCACGATTAAATCCATGTGGTGCTTTTGGATGCGAATTACAATCTGGTTGTTCTAGTGCCTCTTTGCAAGCATTGATAACCTTCTCTGCTTCACCACCTGTAGCGTATGTTTCTGATATTACAGATGCAAAGCTAATCGCCATTTTTAAAGCGTTCGCTGTAGAAACAGCTCCTGTTTCATCTTTAGTCATCTTTCTCTCCTTTGTCTTAACTTTTGATATGCCCTAGCATGTTTATCACTCCTGCGAATCATACGCATCCTACCTTTGAGATTAAGTTTCTTTCTCGGTAGTTTTAAAAATGTGTAGAGTATCAAAATAAAGGGTTCTCCCAATCAGGATGGTCTTTAGGTAATGTTTCGGGCGGTGCAGGGTATTGCTGTGCGCCTTCCGCAGGATAGTCAAAGAACCTAACTGGCACACCTTCGTCATCATACAATGCCCATAATTTACTCATGATTCTCTCCTGTAATTGGAACGAAGTGAAATTACTCATCCAGTTTAATTTTTCCTATGTATGGCGTTCCATTATTAAACATTGTCATATATTGACTTAAGTTTATTCCACCTTCATCAGCATACACATACAAATACTGTGGCTCTTTTGGGGCAGAGCAAGTCTGCTTGCAACAGCAACCACTTTGCTGTTCTTGTGGCTTGATGCGGTATTCCCAATGCTTTTCGTCAGTCCACTCACCATCAAATTGTTCCCAATTACTCCAAATAACCTCTTTAATGCTAGGTGAATGGCATCTTTGCTCAATATCTGCACCAGATGCCCATGCTTTAATTTCTTTTGCCCATTTATGGGGTTTCATCTATTTCCCTTTCTACATATTCGTTAATTTGACTAATGATAAGGTATGCTAAATGTTCTGCTCTTGCTTTTACTTCCTTATCATCTTTCCTATCCCATGCAAGTGCTAGATATTTTAAATCACTTAGAAAAGCGTCTGTATCTTTTGCAAGTCCAGCATCTAAGAAATCATTGCCATCCATTTCATCTACCATATCAAAAAAAGCTAAATTGCGTTTTTCTTCTAAATCATAGTCCGGTGTTACAGGCTTTTCATGTGGGTTCATATAATAATACTCGTAATAATCACTCATTTTTCTCTCCATACAAATATGTCATGTTCTGTCCAAACTTCGGATAATTGATTATAACACACTTTTGCAATACCAAAAGAAGGGAAAACTTCTCTAGCTACCTTACTACCTTTTACATAATAAAACATCCCTGCTAATGGTCTATTTCTCAATTCATGTTCAACAGGTAAGTCTTTAAGCACAATCTCCATTATACATATCCTCAAGTTCTGCTAAATTATCCAAGATGTAATCTTCGTCATGATAGCCATTCTCCATTAGCCACATCCAAAACTTATTTTCATCAAATACTGGCTCTTTAACAAGTCCTTCTTGCATTGCCATGCGTTCATAAGCAGCGTCTAAACTTTTTGGGTTCATTTATACATCCTCATAGATTGATAAATGTGGGTGTAAAATCACCTGATGGGCTTTCATGTGGCGCATACCCTCTAGGGTGTTTTCGTCCCCACGAAGTTTGTTCTTTGACAGGGTTAAATAACGCACATTCTCATGTCCTTCTTTGTCAATTCTACCAATACCAAGAATAAAGTCAAGTTCTGATGGTTTAGCAGTCTTACTATCTGCAAGCTGGCTTTCATCAATCACCATGCTGTTATGACTAGTGCTATCTGCTTGTCCAACAGTCAAGAAAGGGCATTGTGTCTTAGCAATATCTCTACCCCACTTGTAAATCTCATGCAGCAGCAAGTCTTTTCTATCTCCAGTGAACCCTTTAACCTTGTCCATATTGTCAACAATGATTAATGACGGGTTTACTTGCTCAATAGTGCGTTCTATTGCCTTGCGTTCTACATGAACAGGATTATCAACAAACTTAATACGGTCTCCAATTTTTTTCTCCCATATCTGTTTAGCTAGTTTAGGATTTTGTGCAATTTCCATATAAGTCATGCCGGTTATGGCATTATACATACGGAAAACCACATCTTTACCACCTTCTTCGTTAAAGAATATTAATATTGGTCTTTCTACTTGCTCTGCCATGAATGTAGCCTCTGAAACCCACATCGCAGTTTTACCTGTTTCTACTCTGGCAAATATATGACCAAAGTTTCCTTTTCGCAAAGGTCCTAATGATTGATTAAGGCATTTTAATCGCCACTTCAACCCACCCTCTAGGTTCTCATCTTTAATCAGTTCCTCGATGTCAGTGGTAACAAACTCGATTTGGTCAGCCTCAATGAGTAATGATGTATCTCGTTCGCCTATCACTTCGTCAAGTTTCTCAACAGTCGTTCTACCTTCTGCAACATCTAAAGCCAATATTGCAACCGTTGAAGCCCATGCTCTAGCCAGATGGCTTTCTAAATATGGAATTATCTCGTCAACAGTAGCTTCAGCGTTTGTAATGTCATTAATTACATTTTTAAGTGCATCTCTATCGCCCTCTTTGATGACAGGAAAATTAGCCATGTAATTCGCCTCTAACACTTCCATGCTTGAAGCAGGCAGGGATTTAAAGCATTTATACAAGACAGGATAATTCTGTCGCACATAGTCCAGCTTGAGTGATGGCGAATACTTTTCATACAGCTCTGTATTCCCAACAAACAGCCTTATAATTGAATGTTCAACCATTATTAAAAAATCCTTTACAATAATTTAAATATAATATATAATAAAATAATTATATAATAATAATAATTAAATAATATAATTATATATCTCTGTATCTGAATAATCTTTTGGGTCTTTCTCTGTAATAATACATCTGACCTCTTTGCCTAAAATCTCTCTTGCTCGTCTGCAAGAAACAACATTATCCGTTGCTTTATCTCTATCACCCCAAACTATTACTTTATCATAGTTTTTTGCCTCTGTCCACATATCTTGCAAAACTTTTGCACCTAACATTGGTATTGCAGTAAATTGTCTGCCAACTTTTATTGCTGAAATTATATCCTCAACAAAGACAAGCGTTGTCCCTGAGCCGTATTTGATGATTGGCTTATTCCCTGATGATAAATATTTATTAAATGCGCTGTCATCCAAATTTCTAGCAAGCCAATAATTAGCATCAGCATACAAAACCAACAAATCACAGTTTCTAGTTTCATTATTTACCATTCTTTCGTCAGAGTAATAGAATTGTTCTATCTCTTTTTCAGTTAATCCATACTTTAAAAGCCATTTTAACGCTGTTTTTGGTAAGTTTTTATCCAACTTAATATCATCCCTCACCTTAACAGTATTTCTAGGCTTAAAAACGCTTAAATCACGCTTTAATTTTTTATATCCGCAGCCGAAACAAAAAAATCCGTTGTCATATTCTGCTAAATTATCCCTAGAATGACATCTAGGGCAAGGGTGATGTTGAATAAATGCCATAATTTAGTCCTCTGTATAACTATCGTCTTGTTTTTCAACAATGTTCAAGTCAAAATTGTTACTTATTGCTACATCGTTTTTAATTTCATAATAGCAAAAAGTGCATAAGTCTAAGAATTGCCCATGAGTGTCTTTTCGTGTTGCCTCAACATCTGTTAATTCACAATTACACGCTAAACAGTGCATGATTTTACCCCTTTAAACTATCAATTTCGGCTTGCAATTCTGCATTAGCCGTTTTTAATTGCTTAATTTCCTCTTGCATATGATTAAGTTCCCATTCTAATAAACTAGGGTCATCATGCAAGTAAAAATTGTCGAGAACTTCTGCTAAATCCTTTAATCGTCTGTCATAATCGTCTAACCTCTCAACAACAGCCCTCGAAAAATCATCTAAATCTTTATCTCTAGCAAGCCTTAATAAATGATTTGTGTCGCTTAAATGATACATAATATTTTCTCCTTAATTACAAACGCAATTTTGATTACCATCAGAACAAACTGTGCAAGTACACATAATAAACTTACCATTTATCGTGGTGCTTGTTGTATATGTTTGGCAAGCATAAACTAACACAGGTAAAAACAAAAGTAAAGCAAAAATATATTTTCTCATGTTAAAAAATCCCCAAGTTAAAAGTTAAGATAATAAATTTTTGTCTTTTGGTATCCATTCTTCTATGCTCAAATACTCCACCGCTTCACCTTCCTGTAGCTGCCCTTCTAGCATAGGTAAAATAAAGTCTGCGTCGTCTTCGTTCAGGTGTAAGTATATTGTTACTTTGTAATGGTGCAGCATTTGAAAATACTCCTAAAAAATAATATTATAGTGGCAAGTGTTGTCATTATGTAGCACTCCACCAATATAAAAGCAAAACAGCAATGATTAAATAAATCCCAAACATAAAATCACCTTTCTTTTGTGTAAAATATTCATCTTTAAATTGATGTTCGTCCCATGCTTCACGGTTTATATATTGGGATTCAGCCCTAGCAAACTCAAACCCTTTTCCTAAACTTTTTTGCTTCATCATTCCCCCAAATCATAATCTTTTGTCATCATAAAAGCTCCGGCAGTGAATAAGCCAGCCATAAACCCTAACAGAAAAGCTATCCAATAACAAGCAATAACTTCTAAAATATAAGTCATTTTCTAATCTCCCAAGTTAAACCGCATAACAAGCCCATGAAAGAATTCTTGGTCTTTTTCTTCAGCCTTTACTCCATCAAGCCAAGCATTAATATGCTTTGTGGTTGTCTTGCTAAATTTATGATTAGTTCGATAATAGCATAATCCAATTTCACACGCTACCGGTGTTTTATAGCTAAATAGCACTTTCATGCCATTAGCAATTAACAATGTTTTATTATTTCCCATCGGTTTTAATTCTAACATTTTAAGCCCCTTCTAAAAGTTTATATTCATTAATTACAATGATAATAAAATCATTTAATTGTTTCTCAGTAAAAATTATAGCGCTATCATGCTTATCTTCAAAATCATGAATTGAAGC